GAACTTGCCAAACAAAACAATTACAAAGATTTTAGGAGTAATCTTATGACAGGCACAAAAGAAAAAGATGCTATGAAGTTATTTAAAGACTTAAAAAAGCAAATGGGAGTTAGAGAAGACATGATACCAGAGTGGGAAGATGATGAAATGAAAATCATTAGAGAAAATTACCATGCAGGTGAGATTTTTAATTTAAATGAATATGTTGAAAATTTAAAAGATGGTTCTGTAGGTAAAATTATTAAAAGAGGACCTAACTATGTACAATATGAAATGGAAGATGGTGGTGTTAAGAAAGCATGGTTAGATGACTTAGTACCTGCTGAAAGCATGGCAGTAGAAATGACAAATGAACAAGTTGATCAAAAGAAATTAGTATTACAAAAAAATAGTGACAGATTAATGTCATTTAGAAGTTTTGATGAAGACATAAATGCAGCTTCTAATCAACAAGATGTTAATGTAGATGATGAAGATAAAGCAAGAGAAGATAATGAAAAAAAAGATAAGAAACAAGTTAAAGTAAAAACACCAGGTCAACCAGAAGATCAAAATTATGTTGACACACCTTTAACACAAAATCAAAAAGTTAACACAAGAAAATTTAGTGTTACAACACCTGGACAAGATAGGGATTATGATAAACTAGTTGCAAATAGAATGTTGCAAAAGTATGAACAAGTTGAAGTTGCACAGGATCCAGAAATTGCAAAAAAATCTGGTACACAACCTAAAAAATATTATACTGGTTTAGCAAAGTCAACCAAATCTGCTAGAGACGCACATTTTAAAAAGATGACTAAAAAAGATGATGATAACCCAGCAGCTTATAAACCGGCACCAGGTGATAAAGAAGCAGAAACTAAACCATCTAAACATACACAAAAATTTAAAAAGATGTTTGGTGAAGTAGATGAAGAATTGACTTCAAATGATGTAAAAGAGTGGGCATTATCAGAAACAACTATTGAAAAATTTAAAGATAAATACGGTGTAGAGTGGAGAGTTGAATTAGATAATACAGTTAGTGAAATGCTTGAACAAATTAAAATAGATGAAGATACTACTGCTGCTATAAAAAAGAAAGCAGAAAAATCTGGAATGCCTTATGGTGTATTGAAAAAAGTTTTTGATAGAGGTGTTGCTGCCTGGAGAACAGGTCACAGACCAGGAACAAATCCAACTCAATGGGGTCTTGCAAGAGTAAACTCATTTGTTACCAAATCAAGTGGTACTTGGGGTAAAGCAGATGCTGACTTAGCAAAACAAGTAAAAGGTAAATAATGAAAACTTTTAATAACTATAATTTAGAAAGTGAAGTAAAAGAAGCAGTAATGTTTCATTTAGATACTGACACACCTCTTTTAGAGAATGTATTTCGTGTAGGTTCAGAGGCATACTTTAAAGTATTTAATGAAGTAAGAAGAATGAATTTAGATAATTTAAGTGAAGAAGATAAAAGAACATTAGATACTGATATAGGTAAATTTGCAATGTATGAGGGTCAACATGTACCGTTAGATTGTCCTATGGTAGAGGCAGAAAAAGGTGGTAAAGATGTTGAACTGAATAAACCAAAAGCAGGTGGTCCTAAAAAATACTATGTTTATGTAAAAGACCCTAAAACAGGAAACATAAAAAAAGTAACTTGGGGTGATACTACAGGATTAAAAGTAAAATTAAATGATCCTGAAGCAAGAAAGAGTTTTGCTGCTAGACATCAATGTGATCAACAAAAAGATAGAACAAAAGCAGGATATTGGGCATGTAATTTGCCACGTTATGCAAAACAATTAGGATTAAGTGGCGGTGGAAACTTCTTTTGGTAAACCATATAATGAACGATTAGATGATGATATTATCATACGTTCATTTTCAGAATTAACACCTGAAGATGAATTTGTATGGCATAGAGACCATAATGATAGAGAAATAGTTGCTACTACAGGTAGAGGTTGGAAAATACAATTTGACAATCAAATGCCAGAAGAAATTAAGATTGGTAAAACTTTTTATGTAAAAAAAGGAGAATATCATAGATTGTTGAAAGGAAACGATAATTTAACATTGCGTATAAAGGAGTTATAAATAGTAGAGTTATGACAAGATACACAAAAACAATGGCAGAAGCCTACAAAGAAGTCCAAGAACTTGCACCTGCTATAGCAGGTATTGCTAGAGCGGCAGCAACAGGCGCTGGCGCAGCTGTGGCAAACAAAGTAATGAACGCTAGTAAGAAAAAAATTAAAGAACAAGAAACTGATCCTGTTCAAAAAGCACAAGATAAATTAGACAAAGTAAAAAAGATTGCTGATTTGAAAAAACAAATTGATACAATTAATAAAGCAGATGAACAAGTAAATGAAGATGGACATGATGATGTTCCTTCATCTAAAAGAATGGCACAAGTTATTATAGAAGATGCACAAATAATTTTAAGAGAATTAAATAAAATGGATAGTGAAGAAAAACTAGATACATGGTGGACAAATAAACTTGCAGTATCAGCTCATAATATGAATGCTGCTAGAGATTACATTGTAAATGACATTAAAGAAGAAACAATAAAAGAAGCAAGATGGGAAATTGAAGGTAGAGTATCTTACAGAGGTATTGGTAGTGAGGACAGTTTTCATATGGTTATAGACGCACCTAGTAAAAGTGCTGCTGAAAGAAAAGTAGAAAAAGAATTGGACAAGGCAAGAGCTAAAAAGAAAATTGGTCCAGGTGGCGGCGGTAGTGTTGATGATTTTGATATTGAAACTATTGAAAGAACTAACGATAGACTATCACCACCAGAAACATTCCGTGGAATGAACAGTTTTAATCCAGCATTAAGAAAAGAAGAAACTGATTTAGAAGAATTTACAGATGCTCAAATAGCAAGACTACAAAAAGAATACGAACCTTTAAAAGGTAAAGAAACAGGAATTGCTTTAGATAAATTTGATAAGTTAAGACAGATTTTAAAAAGATTAAACAAACCACAATTGTTAAAATTAGCAAACGCAGGTATACCAATTGTATCTTCAGCTGCTAAAGCAAGACTAGTCATTCAATTTGGAATGAAATGGTCACAATTGCCAGAAGAATTAGTACCTTATGCTGACATAGATTTAAATGAACAATTTAAAAGTGTTGATAATAAGGTAGTTGATAGAGTAAAACAAATGATGAAAGGTAGTAGAGAAGAAAAAAACTCTATTGCTAATTTAATGAATTATTTGATGCCAAAAGAAGTTGTAAATATGTTAAGAGACAAATTGAATATAAAACAACCTATTGGTAAAATTAAATTTTAAGGGAGAAAAAAATGAGTGATAAAATAAAACGAACTATAGGTTGGAACTCTAGTTACTTTGGTGAACCAAAGCAAGGGTCTTTAGCCGCTACTATCGCTGACATAACAAGTAAACAAAACGAGTTAGTTGGTGGTAAACCAGAAGTACAAGACAGTATGGCAGTAACAGCTGCTAAACAAGCAGAAACACAAAAAGAAGAAGTTAAAAAAGATAAAAAAGAAGAAGACGAAGAAGATATGGCACAAAAAGATGCCAAAACAAAAGACAAAGGTAATGTCAAAATTCATGGTGAAAAATTTGAACAAGCGAAACAATTTTCTGTTGCTTCTATGAAAGAAGCTTTAGCAAAAGTATATGCTGAAGCGGCAAGAAATAAAGAAGAAGGTAACGCTTTTACTAAATCACTTATGGCAGCTAAAGAAAAAGGTGAAAAAACTTTTACAGTTGCAGGTAAACAATACAATGTTGAACAAGAGTTAGATAAAGTAAATCCGGTTGCAGTAAAGAAAAAGTTTGACGACAGAAAAGACAAAGACATTGACAACGATGGTGATGTAGATAGTTCAGACAAATATTTACATAAAAGAAGACAAGCAATCAGCAAGGCAGTCAAATAATGAAATACTCCGCATTTGCGGAGACTATTCAATCCTTGCACGTAGTTCAGGAACAAGAAGGTCTCCCTACTATCTATTGTGATATGGACGGCGTGCTAGTTGACTTTATAGCAGGCATTGAAAAGATGTTTAAACTAAAGTCTAAGGATCCTTCAATGCCTGGTCCTATGCAAACTCACGGATATAAAGATACACAAGATTGGTTGTCAGCAACTAATAGTGCAAACAAATGGGAACCTATCAATAAGTATCCCATGTTTTGGCCAACACTACCTTGGACTAGGGATGGTCTTAAATTATGGAAATATATAGAAAAATTTAAACCACATGTTCTTTCTGCTTATACTCCACACGACAAAAATAGTATAAAAGGAAAATCTTTGTGGATACAAAGAAACTTACGTCTTACAGATGCAAGTAGAATACACTTAGTAAGAAGACGAGATAAAAAATTGTATGCTAATGGTAACGTTTTAATTGACGATTATGCAAAAAATGTTAAAGAATGGAAGAGTGCCAAAGGTATACCTGTGTTATATAAATCTGCTACAGATGCGATTTCTAAGTTAAGAAAACTTGGATTTGTATAAATAGTATAAGTTATATAACAAAAAACAACTTATTAATAAGGAGAGAATTATGGCACTATGGGGAGCTTCAGACGCAGACGAAAGCAAACCTAAAAACTTGACAGAAGCAGAGAAAAAAGAAGTCTTTGCAACAGCAAGTGGATGGGTGAGAGAAGCAGGTTCAGCTGCATCTGGAAACGACAACACGTCCGCAGATCCAGAAGTATTATGTTGCGTGAGTGATCTAGCAACTAAAATTGGTTCTGCTGATATTACACAAATAGAATTTATTACAACATCAATTGGTGAAGCCGCTGGTGGTAACATTGACATTAGAGTAAGATTTAATGAAAGAGTTGACATCACAGGTAATCCAACAATAACAGTAACTAACTCACAAGCTGGTGGTGGTACTGATGCAACGTTTACTGCTGCTTACATTTCTGGTACA